AACTGGTGTTGTGAGCATTGTAGCAACAGTAGATGGAATTATACGTGCTATTGTAGCATCGGATTTAGCAAGCCTATTAACTCCTGCTTCCCAATTTTCTCTTATAGCATCTAATGTTCCATAATTTTCTGCTTCTTGTTGTAATGAATCAAGAATGGAATCGAACCCAGAAGGTACACTTGGCGTTCCAAATCTCTCTTGAATGTCTACATAAATTTCTTGTGGTGTCCATTGTTGATATTTAGGTGAGTTTTGATGGAGGGAAACAACAATTTCCTCATCAGACCAATCTTTCATATCTGGGAAATCGTTTCTTATTTGATCGAACCCACCAACGTTTGGTACGTTTTCATGGGAATTTTGCATATTTATACCTCTTTATTTACCCGTAACAGTTCTTTTCTTCCTTCCCTTATAAGCTTCTATTGCTTTTAATGATTCATTAATAGCTGTATTTCCGGTTGATTGTGTAGTCGTATCAACTCCATATCGTTTCATTATATCTGGAGATGGTCTTTGCATACCACCAGATGTATTGCTTTGCCCAGCAAATATATCATAATCTTCTCCATACTTCTGTTTTAATTCAAGATCAGCAGAGGTTGTAGAACCGCCAGTTTGTATCAAAATATCTTGATATTGTGAAGCAGACGCTTTAAGATTATTTGCCGCTTTTTGAATTTGCTCAAGTTGTTTCTTGCCTTCTTCTGTTTGATACATACCAAGAACATTACCATATTTATCTGTTGTTCCTTCTATTAATTTATCCGCAAGATTAAGAATATCATCCGGCTGTGGGCTACTTGTACCGAATATAAGATTCATTTCTTTATCAGACGGAATATGAAAAGTTTCATTTTGCCGTGGTGTCCGTCTCCCAGATAAGTTCCAAGTCATCCAATTTTGCAAAATACTTGCTTTTACATTATCCATAGTAGGAAGTTTAGACATAGCAGATATTTCTGCTTTTTTAACAGCAGCAGTAGCTTTTAATCTTTCAGTTCTTTCTTCGTCAATTTTAAGTGCACTTGGTAAAAATTCTTTTGCTTTTGCTTGTATTGCACGTGTAAAACCAGCACGTCTGTATTTATCAGATGCTATAGCTCTCATCTCCTTTGCTACGGGGTCATCACCACTTGCAGTAGCAAATCTTTCAAATAATGCTTTTTGTTCGTTGGCATCAAATAAGAAATTATGAATATTCTGATAGCCACCCTTATTAAGCATACCACTAACAGCTTCATCGACAAGTGGACTCATTGCACCAGCTTGGATTCTTCCTATATATTCCTGTTTTTGTTGAACCTTTTCATTCCAATCCTTAAGTAATGTCATGCTTTCACCGAGTGATTCACGTTGATTTTGAATCCCACGTGATTTACTTTCCATACGTCTTCCAAGACTTTCTACTATGTCCATATATCCAGAAGTAGCAGACATACTATCATCGCCAACAAGATTTTTGTAAGTTCTTATTTGCTCATTAAGGGCTTCTTCTTGTTTTTTTAATCCTTCAAATTGATCTTTATAAAAATCAAATTTACGTTCAGCATCTTCACGCATGAGAGTAGCCTGCTGATTCCAAGCGTTTAATCCAAGAACAAATTCTTGTTGGCTACGTTGCATCCTTTCTTGACGTGCGGAGCCTAATAATTCATTTGTAAACCCCAAAAATGTAGAACCGTTAGCCATTTTAAAATCCTTGTCTATTCATTATATCATATGCTTTTTGTTGTGCAATTCCGGGTAAACTATTTAAAATATTGAATTCTTCATCTGAAACATCTCCACCCTCAAGCGGAGATTCAGTCCATTTGCTTTTCTTCAAACCAGCACGTTGGACAAGTAAATTCTGACGTTGCATTTCAATATCTTCAAGTCTACTTTGTAAATTAGAATAAGCAGACAAATCTTCTTCAAGAAATTTTTGAGTTATCCCCTCTACTCCTGTTTGATATCCCTGTCTAAACTCATTCATTTGTCTTTCAAGATCAACACGTCCTCTACCCATTCCGCTAAAACCAGAAATTCCTGATTGTTCTTGTGCACCTGTTGCAGTAGTATAAACATTACCACTAACGTCTTGCCTTAATCCCTCCATGCTTAACCCACGTGATCCTTGAAGCATTTCAACACGTCTATTATATAAACTTTGTGCACTTTCTTCAAGTTCTGGAAGCATAGAAAGTGTTTGATTTATAGCAAATCTCTGTGCTCTTGAATATTTATTTTGTTCTCTTTTCGCAGAACTACCAGAAAGTAAATTTGCACCAAAACTTACAACTCCAATTGCAGTAGAAAGTGGATCCATTTTAAAACTCCGTATAATCTAAGAACATTCTTCTTAATGATTCACCAACAGAAGGTGCTGTCTCTGAAATACGTCCAAGCGTACCAAGTTGACCAGTAGATATTGATTTAGTTGGAGCCGGAGGCCCAATAAAACCTTCTTCTAATTTTTCAAATGAAACTGGTATCTGCCTTGTAGGACTTGGGCCAAAAGTATAGTCACTTAATTTACCAAATAAACTTCTTTCTGGCATTTCTATCCCAGCAAATTCCGCACCCTTGCGAATATCACTAACTTCTCTAATATTTTGTGCAACACCCATACCAAGCTTTGTAAATTCTTTTATTCTTTGTAATTTTTCCTGATGTCGTCTTTCAGATTGTTCCATCTTCTTTTTAATATTAGCAAGCTTTGGGCCTAAAGAATATGTAGATCTACGCTTTCTACCATATTCACCCAATTCATCTCTTTGAACGCCATAAATATCATACTGATTCATTATGTCACCTTTACCCAAGCAATTTTAAATACAATATTGTTTACCTTTGTGTAAGTATAAAGAGTATCACCAACAAGTGCTTTTATTTCTTCGCCATTTCTAAGTTCATCATAATTAGGCTCACCAATTGATATCTTAATCCCGGGCTTTCCAGCTTTTTGGTTTATTAAGTTTCTTATTCTTCTGTCTATTATTGGTGTATTAATCATTATGAAATTCTTTTATAAATTGGTCTATACTCAATCATAATCTGATCTACTTCAAATGTTCCAGTAGCAGAAATTTTCAATTGTATACTTTGTGCATCAAGTATTGTACTAAAATTAATAGCTGCTATATCCCAATCACTTGAAGATGATATTAATGTAGAAGGAATATATGTATTTATAAATCCGCTTGCATCTTCTCCATCAAGTATATAACTTAATGTATTATTCATTTGCTGTGCAACACTTGATTTGTATCTTAAATAAATAGCATATACTCTTTTATTAACACTTGGTAAATTAAAATCAATATCTTTTGTTGTAAAATATTGAGTTGCAGCAGTTGGTGTATCAGTCCATTTGTAAATACCACTACTATCCCCAAGAGCACCATGATCCATATATATTATAAGTTCATCATCGTGAACTACGAAATTAGAAAGTCCAGCAGCACCATTTGTATAATATGCGTCAGAACTAAAATCAAAAGAATTTGTTTTAATATTATACACCCATACATCCGTATCTGTAGAAGATGGATCTGCTATAGAAATTATTTTATCTCCTTCGGGTGTAACGCCAATTATAGAATTGTCCCCAACTGTCCATGAGTTTGTATCAATTCTTTTGATTATAGCATTATCTATAGAATCGCTAACTAAATTAATAGGCTGATTTTGTCCATTATAAACAAACATACCAAATTTATTTATCCACACAACTCCATCTTGAAATGTAAATACTGCATGTTGGTTTGCAACTCCCATTCTATTGTGAACATCTTCAACAAACCAATCATTATAATGTGGCTGTGCAACATTTACAATATATAATCTTTCTTTCTTAAACACAAGAAGTCTATCTGCATAAAAAGCAAGTTTAATTATTTCATCGCCATCTTGTGGTACTATATCAAGAACATAAGATGCTGGAAACGTATCATATTTAAATGGTGGAGTAAACATAACACGATCACCAAATATTTGTTTATCATCGTCATCATTAATGGTTACCTTTACATTCCCAATCCACGTTCTACCGTTCCCAACAACGGCTGTTTTATATTTCGCATATATAGAAACCTCATCTGGGCTATAACCATTTAAAGCATCATATGAAATAGTTGGCGGATCTGCAACATCAAAACTTGAATCAAGCCAGAAATAATTATTGCCAGTTATACTTCCACCTTCATCGGACATGGCACGTCTAAAATAATTTGTAAACTCACTTGAATATGGATCACTCCTTACACCACGTTCAAAATCTATATCCGATACAATATACCAAGTAGGTGTCCCCTGCTCTCTAACGTAAACCCTTGCACCCTTTATTCTTTCATCATAAGGAGATGTTAAGTAAAAATTTAATCTTAACGCTTCGTTGGAGCCGAATGTTATAGTCCAATTAGCACCAGTTGATGAATACTGTGGTCTATAAATAAGAGATTCTTGATCATCATGGTATACAAATGTATACCCTATTTCCCAAACACTTCCATTTTCCCATGTCCCCGTCCCGCCATTATATGCGGTCATATTTATTCCAGAACCAGTTGGTGGGAAAATGGCAACATCAAGACCACTTGCACCAGCAGCTTCTCCATACCATGTATCTCCTGCACCAAGAGCACCAGTTGTAACATCTCCAGTTGCTCCTATTGTAGAAATTACACGTGCAGGATAATAATCATCACTTGCATCATTGTCATCTTGTGTTGCAAGTATATAACTTAAACCATCAATTGGGAACTTATGCATTATCCCAGCCGCAACAGTTTGTGTGTCACCAACACCAGTTGTTGTGTTTGTCATTAATACTGTCGATTGATTCCCGACTATTCCAGTTGTCGGAGTTAAAACATGTTGTGCATATTCAAACCATCCATCATAATCATCATTTGCACCAGATGACGTACCATCAATTATAGATACCGGGAAATGAGTTCTTTTTATATATTGCAATACTCTTGGATTTGCAGTAAAATCTAAATCAAATGATCTAAGCCCACCGTTTACATAGTAATAATCTATATAATCACTTGAATGATAACTAAAATTTTCCCACGTTTCTGTTGTCCCTGCTGTATCGTGATCACCCCAGATGCTAACATAATTTGTATTTTTATCAAATAATGCTAAAAATTTATTACGCCCCTCGGTTATCGTACCAGATGTTGGCATATCTTGATCTGCTGAAAAAGAATATAGTCCGTATCCATCTTGATGTTGTTTTCTTGAAGTACCAAAACTTGAGTCAATCGTTTTTGTGCCAAGAGTCTTAATTTTACCATAATATTGAGTAGTCATATTATCAGAATCAGATTGTGAATATTGCTCGATAGCAGATGGCGTTGGATGATTTTTTAATCCACCATTAAAATTATCAATTATGTAAAACTGTTTTGGCATATAATCCCTTTAATTATTTGACAGGGAGCAGTCGCTATGCGTCCGCCCCCATGTCAGTTGATCCAAGAGGAGGAGCTTGGATTAGTCCTTATTCTTTAAAGAGTTTAAAAATACTTCAAGTTGAGCTTTCATTTCTTTCTTTTCTTCGTCTGTAATTTTACCATCAAGCATAGCAGAAACAACAACAATTAAAAATTGTAACCCTTCATTCCCGCTTCCTAAAAATGGTTTGATTTTTGGGAAAATACCAATAACCACAAGTAAAGCAACCACGTAACCAATAATATCTGCCCAATCAAAACCTAATCCTTGAATAAAATCTAACATACTTAATCTCCTTTTTTAAATATTTTTTTTAATGAATTACATAACTTTACAATTAGTATTATTATTTCATCTATAGTTGTTTCTTTGTTATTAATGTCTTTATCAACATCTTTTTTTATAATAGCATGAATAACACCAATTCCTAATAATACCCATCCAATTGGCGTTACAATAGAAGCTGCTTGTGTTGCTCCAGAAATAGAAAGTGTCTGACCAGTCCCAAGTAATACTGCACCTATATTTCTTTTGCTTCCATCAAGATAAACAATAATTTGTTTAAATATGTTAGGCTTTTCTTTAAGACTTTCTTCTAATTTTTTTATTTCGTATTCACTTAATTTGTATTCATTAGATACAACTTTATCTCTAAATACTTTAATAGCACTTGGAATGTGAATACTTGGTGTACATTTTTCTATAGTGACGATCTCTGGCGACCCGAAAATTTTCTCATTACTTTCCATAGTTCCTCTGTTGATATAACATCCTCTCTATTATGTTGTAAGATTGTGGCCAGTGCTTTTTCATCACCAGTAGAAGCATCCATCCATAATTGCGGTTCAATAGGTGTATCTTTTGCATTAATCCCTAAATGCCTACACGCTGACAATAATGAATTACGCCCAAGTCTTAGCTTACTTTTCACTGAATCATACAAATCAGTAACAAATAATTCTTTGTATCCCGGGAAATCAATACCATGTCTTAAGCATCTACTCCTCAAAAATGGTATATCAAATCTATAATTTTTTCCCCAATACACCACAATTCTATCAAAATTTTTAAAATCTTTAATAAGCTGTTCCATTATACGCTTATCAAAAATCTTATTATGTATATCTTTTCGTGTTACAGTTCTTTCAAGTATTTTTGGATTATCTAATTCTTTAATACAATATGTAAATACATATCCAAATGATGCATTTAAATTACTCGACTCAATATCCAGAAATCCAATACGTTCTATATCCACAGGACAATTGTCCAGAGAAGCTCTTTCCATCTCGAAACATTTTAGGTGTTCTGTATAACGATGTCCATGCTTCTTGCAATGATGGTTGTACAGCCATAAAATTTCCGATTTCTTCAATCTGTTTAAATTCAACATTGTTTCCTCCTAAAGAATTATTTTTCTGATATATAGAAAGCTTACCATTAATTCCAGCGATATCAACCTTAACATCGGATACCTCTGTTTTAAGTGTTTCAACTGAACTTTTTAATTCAACAACGGAAGTATTTATATAATCAAGCTTTTCAAGTTTTCTTCCAACATGAAAAGCACCTAAAAATATATAACCAATAAGAGTAAGAATAACACCAGAACCAATCCAACTTATAGCTTTAACAATAAAAGGTTTAACCGTAGGAAGATTAGTTCCACCATTTCCGTCACTGAATGCCTTTACCATTATAAATTCCTTGTCTCTTTCAATACATTGAATATATCAGAATGTATATCTAACATTTTTAAATGACTATATAAAAGTTTTAAATATTCATTATTAATATTTTCACCGGGACATCTTGTGTTTGTATAATGTCTATGAAACGATATAGGTAACTTCTTTTTAATAGCAAGATTAATTCCGTGTATAGTCATAGCCAAAGATACTGTCTGTTCGTCTGTTGGCTCGTCAAGCATCATGTTCCCAAACATACAGATTCCAATTGTATTATTATTATGTCCCTTACAATGAGCACCATTAATTTGCTGTTTCCATCTATTAGAATACCACACTCTTCCAGATGGCATAATAATAATATGATAGCCTATGCCATTCCAGCCTTTATTCTCGTGACCGTCCTCAATCAGTTCGAGAAATTTACGTTCATCTTCCACACTATAATCGACACCCTTAATACTTTTCTTAGGTGGATCGTAAGTGTGGTGTAGGATAAAACTTTTCCATCTTGACGTTGTGACTAACTTATATAGTTCGTCCTCATCGTTCATTCGATACAGCATGACTCCTCCTATTCTACATCATACACACTATTCAGATCTTCAAGTTTTACCTCGTATATCTTTAATGCATCTGTAATTCCAAAGGGATTGGTCGCTGGCCCGGAAGGTGGCGACGGGCCACTTCCACTCGGTACATCTATAACATATGCCCTTGTATAGTTATCTCCCCTCTGTTCAGCCACCTGTACATACTTACCATTCGTGAGATATAACAGCTTCGATGACACTGAAAGGTTATTTATCGTTAAACTGTCACGCTGAGTAATCGGATCTCCATCCGCAAGATCAATATGAATTTGTCTCAATTTGTAATCATCATAGGCAATATTATCCACTGTCACCCAAAGCATAACAGAATCATTATCCCAATGTTGAGCAAATGATGGATACCCACCATAAGACGGTGACGCCACTTGTATTGAATCAATCGGACTGCCAAAATTGCCACTTGTTGTATCACCATCAAATGAGACAAATTTATATCTATTCCTTGTATTTGTCGTCATCCCAGCAAGCCAATATTCACTTCCCCTATAATGCTTTGCTCCGATATACTGATATGGATTAAAATTCGACGAGATTTCAATCGTATCCACTGGAACTGGATTCACGTCTCCATCTGAGGGATCAACATAATACTTTTCAACCTGTGCACTTAACGCACCAACGCCGGGCCCGGCCGTGACATAGTAAGGGATATAGAAATATCCACCTGATAAGTATTCAATATACTGAGGCTGGAAACCAGCGTCATATTGCTCTATCGTTTCAATCTCAGTCACACTGCCATCGGACGAACTTACAGAGAACGAATAAAAGTTTTTACTGGAAACGATACCACCGGAACTTGTACCCATGAAATAATCAGTTCCATCAATTGCAATGAGATATGGGCTCCTACCCTCATATGTAAGAATTTCAGTAGAGTCTATCCATGCCGTGCTTCCAATTATTCCGGCATCGGTTATGCTTATTGAAGCAATCCACATATCCTCATCAACGTCTCTGTAGATAACACCCCAATAATTTGTTCCAGATCTCCGTGCAAGACCAAACTTTTGTCCGGTATGGGGTTGTCCTGAAGATCCGGCTGCCTTTGACATTGAATCGAGAGCGGCATGTTCAACAATTCCATCACTGCCAATCCTTATTGTCTTCATATGGAATGTGTTTGGCGATGCCGTTGTATAAGTGACAACAATCGTCGAATCATTTATTTTCTCTGCAAGCTGAACAGATCCATTCAAGCTTTCAATATTACAACTATCGACGAGAGTTATAGCACCGAATGCCTCAGTACCAAAATATAAGCAATATGATAATAATACAAAAGTTAATAATTTTTTTATCATTGAATTTGCACCCATGTTAAGTCAGGTTTAAAGTAAACTGTATCGTCATCGTATACCCAACCTATAGCCTGTAAAATATCTCTTGAATCACTTGGCTTATTAGCTTCCTGAACTATAGCACCGGCAGTTCCATCATCTACGAATAACACATTTGCTATTCCGTTACCAACACTCCAAGTCCATGCGTCTCTATGGACATAGCCCTCTCTTATACATAGACCAGATGCATCTGCTAATATTGTAGCAACAGCCATTGCCTCTGCAAGCATTTGTATATTTGTATCTGCATCACATTTCCAATACTTTCCATCTGATTTTTTATATAACACTTCACCTGCAAATACGTTTTCACCAACAGTCAACGTATCAATTTTACCAGAGAAACTGCCGTTAGTTGTTGGAATTGTATACCCACCAAACGAAACAACAAATCTATTCCCCTCCTCTGTGTTATGATAATATTGATTGGCTGTTCCGCCCTGCAACCCAACTAATTCATTATGTCTCGTTATCTGAGGCGTTTTAAAATTAGTATAATGCTCAGTACCGTTATGAGTGAATATTACATTCGTAGTATTGTTCGATATACCGAATGGAATCTCACCAAGTCTTGCAGAATCAGTAATCGTTATTGATTGCTGCGTAGATGGTGTAACTATGTAAGAATAATTAGGAGAAAGATTTAATATTGCACCAGTATTTATCTCAAATTCCCTATGCCATACGTCATACCCAACACCAGATTCATTTGTATAAGTAGAAGGGGTTACTATTGTGACAGTAGAATCGTTTGTAAACCCTGTAATTCTATAAAGCCCCTGCGGTGTTTCAAGGTGACTACTTCTTGTTAATGTTGCACTTGAATCATTTACAGAAAATGGTGCAGCGGCCTTTCCTGAGATTGTAGCAGTTCTTGAAATACCAGATCCAGTCGTAGTCACGCTGCCACCATATCCCTCGATTATATAAATAACTCTCGTAATTGATGATAACCTTCCACCAAGTGTAGATGTCACAGCACAGTATGTAGCGAAGTCCCACTCCCCTCCATTAATTTCTGTACCACCAAGTGCCTGATTGTATTTATAGGCCTCTATATAAGCAGTATCGCTATCACAAGAAATAGTATCGGCATCGAGAGGGCCACCACCCGGGCTTCTAAGTAACTCATTGATCTCATAATCATTGTTTACGCCAGACCCTACAAGCTCAGAATCATCCATATAGTAAGTTATACCAGACCCACCGCTAACAGCTAAACTTGGTGCATTCACCCACCCGCTTCCAATATACTTGATAACATCATCAACGGCGGGAGTTGTAGTTGTAACTGTAAGTTTTTGGTTTATTCTTGTATTGTGTTGTGTAAGCGTATCTTGAATAGTATTTATCGTGTCGACATAAGTGCTTGAAAGTGCGTCAACGCCAGCTCTTTGTTGCCCCACCTGTGCGAATACAAGAGATGATGTTAGTGCTAATACAGCTAATATTTTCTTAAACATTAAGTCACCCCCCATTAAAATTGGTATCCAGTTGCAGTGACTACAGCAGATCCGCTTTCCAATTTAACCGCTATTGAATCAGCAGCAACAGGTAAATTAACTATAGCACCAGCAGCACATCTTGTGTCTGATGTTGCCTGATCAATTCCGATCCAAAATGGTTTTGTTAGATCATCACAAAAAATAGACACATAATCAACAGCCGTGGCAAACGTAAGCACAACATCAGTTGTCGATACAGTAGATGTGTCCGTTAATGATTCAGTAAATGGTGCATCTGATCCAACTAAATTACCATCGGAATCAACAGAAAATATATGATACTTTCCATCAGATCCTTTACCAGCAATAACAGTACCATAACGATGTTTTGCATTTGTTGGAAGTGTACTATCATCTTGCCTTATTGTATTAAGAGATGGCTGTGCAAAAGCAGACACGCAAAGCAAAAACATTAAAACAATAAATTTTTTAAACATTTTCAATCCCCTATTTTATTGCATATACTTTTCTTGTTGTTATTATTCTCGGACTTCCACTTAATGCGTTTTTCGATTTGCTAAGTTTTTCATAAAATAATCTCTTAAGATATTCTGACTCATCATATTGTTTATTATCAAACGCAATTCTATGTCTTACGAATTCTATAATAGCATCAACATTATACTTTCTGTCTTTTATTATAGATGATTCGCTTGGATCTGTTTCTGGAACGCCAGAAGATGAATAAAAAATCGCATCACCAGTCATATATTCTATACGTAAACCATTATTTATATTAACAGTTGGTGGAACAAAATGATTTTCAAGCAATTCCACAGGATAGCCATTTTCCTGCGATTCATTAGCATTGTATTCATATAAAAATAGCTTGTTAGCTCTTATCTGATATCCCCACATTCTTGAAAATACATAATTACTTGCATCTGAAAAATCATTAACAGCTGTTGAATTATCAGTGTCTAACATATTTGCAAGTCTATCTTCATTTTTAATATTTGATACAGATAAATCATTAGTCCACTGTTCTAAGCTTTCCTCTTTTTCATTAAAGTAAGAATAATTTAAGTCACTAACAATTCTTGGTATTGGTTTATATTTATCTCTACTTGAACGTTTCAAACTAATATCGGTAACATGTAACGTTCCTACTGTAGATGCAGAAATTCTAAGTTTATCTCCAGTTCTTTTTGCTATAAATTCAAATCTATGTATACCAGCCGATGATAATATAGTATGTAAATCTTCACCAGTGCTCAACTCGAATATAAAAGTTCCAGTATGCCCGGTGCGTGTGGTATATTCTATTGTATATCTTTGTCCTGCGACTAAAATAGAATCATTATCAAGCTCAACATATTCAGTCCCAATAGGTGCTATACCATACAATCCATTATAATATGATCCCCCATAGCCATTATATTCAAAACTTGTTAATCCGTTATTAGTCCAGTATCCAATAGCAAAATAATCAGAATTCATCAATTCACTACCGTACACAACATTTTTAGAAAATACACCGATATTTGTTGTGCAATCAGAAGGAAGATCATATGCTATTCTTCCAGTTACTATATGATAATCCTTTGTAATAGATGGAACATTTTTTTCTATAGCCATTTCTCTATATGCTTCTTGAATATATTGAATGGCAAACCCGGGTCTTGTTTCACCCGTTATTTCCATTAACTTTTCTACTGTATAATAACTCATTAATCAACCACCAAAAATTTAACAGCTAAATGTCCAGCAGAAGCATTATCACTTCCATCATTATCAACGGTTCTAACGTGTATATTTGTACAATCTATACCAGAATTTGGATCGACAAATGCAACTCCAGCTCCAGATGGTAATATTGATATATTTGTAGTGCCAAACATTACTTTAATTGATTTATCGAGGGATGAACCAAGAACAGTTGCACTTGAATATTCATACCCTGTATTCTCTATATATACAAAATTTGCTGTTGTCTCCGAAGATACATCAGTAGTATTTGCACTATCTATAGCTTCACGATAATTTACCTCACCATCTTTATATCCCTGAACATTTGCATCTCCAGAATAATCCGTAATATCTATATTAAATGTTGCACCAAGAGAACGTCCAACTTCACTTGCAAGTATATCTTTTGTTGTATTGTTCTCACTTGTAAGCTCCTCACGTGGTTCAACGTAAACACCTATTCTAATTTGGTCAGACATTTATACTCCTAAACAGCTAAAAATTTAATAGCATTCCCATTGCCGGATGATATTACATTTCCTTCTAAATCTACCGTTTCAAAATCAAGACTACCAAAATTAATACTACTATTTGGATCAATAAGAAATAATCCAGATTTCGATGGCAATACAGATAACGTTCCGCCTGATGCTATTTTTACAAGATTTGTGTTTTTGACACCAAGCGATGTAGAATTTACATATTCACATCCAGTATTGTATATAAAAATAAGTCCCTTACTGCCACTTCCTATCGTCCCGGCAGTAGCGATAGCAGCCTCTTTATAATAAGGAATCTTATTTGAATATCCATTTGAATCGCCATTTATATTAAAATTAAAATCAGATAGTACAGCGTACCCCATAAAATGCACATCAACCTCAGAAGCGGTAACATAATTACTATCACTGTCAGCACTTTGTATATCTTCTTGTGGCTCAACAGTTATTCTTATATGGGCATCTCCTACACCACTTCCTATAACCTCAATATATGCTATTTTAGTTTCCGTATCTTCTGATAATCCATCTGAAACTGTTAATGATACTGTATAATTTCCAGCCTCCGTATATTCATGTGTCGGATTTTGTTCATCTGATACGCCACCATCACCAAATGTCCAGCTCCATGATATCGGAGAACCAGTAGATAAATCAGTAAATGTTATAGAATTATATACTTTTATTGAAAAAGTATCTGCAATGAAATCTGCAACAGTAAATTCTAATTCATCACCAAGAGATACTGTTAACTTGCCTTCACCACCAGATGGTAATGTTATAATACGTATATTATCTATAACACATTCACCAGTCCTTGTTGGTTGCGATGCAGATCCAACTGTAAATGAAAAACCCTCATTTGAATCAAATGTTACAGAATGTGGCCCATATACATTTCCATCTATTGTTGTTGTTAACTGCCCACCAGCAGGTCTATTAAATAATACTGTATGCAATGATGCGTCTGAAATGCTTGGAGATACGGATACATAACTTGATCCATCGTAATAATATTTATCACCATATAATGCAGATGGAACTACTCTTGATTCTGTTGGTGATGTAGAACCATTTACACCTATGCCGAATTCCCATAAAGAATATACTTCATAATCTGTAAATTGAAATTCAAAATATGCCTCAAATCCATCACTATCATCAAGAAGAAATTCTGATGTTTTAGACCATGCTCTACTATATTTACTCCCATAAGATATACCACTTGTTTCAAGGACAAGTTTTTCATCTTCTATTCTTGTCTCTCCAGCAATATCCCACTTAGAAAGATCTCCAGAAAAATCATCATAAAATAAGTATGTATCATCTGGCTCACTTAATAATGTTGCAGATGGATTTCCATATACACAATATATAGTTTTACCAGCAGCAGGTTTAGATGGAATCTTAACAATCCAAAGCGATGTTACACCACTTGTATAAGATTGTCTACACTGACTCAATAATGTAACGCCATCAGAATCTACAAAACGTATATCAGAAAAATCAGACTTCATGTCAGAATCGTAAGTTACTGTTATTTCTGCGTTTATATCAGTTTCTAATTGAGACGTTGCAGGAACAGTACCTATTTTATATTTTGTCCAACCATCTGGAAACGCCATTATTTAGTATCCCCATCTGTTTGATACATTATAAAACCACGTTCATATTGTGATAAATACATATTATATAATGCATTAAGCTTTGCTATTTCTGCTTGATATTTCCCAAGTAATGCATTAAATTCTCCAATAACAGATTGTACCTGTGAAGAATAAACTTGTCCTTGATTTAAATATTTATATAAAACCCTTTGATTTACTTCTGATATTTTGGCAAGGTCAAGTTGATATTTTTCAATATTAGATTTAAATTCTGATACGGAATTATTTATATCGCCATTATATTTATTTATAACTGCATTTATTTCAGCAGCATATTTATTAACATCATATCCAGTTTCCGATTGATATTCTTGTAATGCCTTGTTAATTAATGTTTGCCAAATTTGCAAATCTGCTGTATATTCTTGAACAGACTCATTCAACTCATTTGCAAATTTCTGAACTGCATTAGATGAATCAATTTGAAATTCCTGTATTCTATCCTTACGCTTTGTAGTCCATTCGGTTATTTCTGAATTAACTATTTGCAAGTATTCTTGAACTTCATAATTAACATCTATTTGATATTGATTTATTTTTGCAGCATATGCATCAAGGTTACCACGCATCTCAGCAGTATCCGATGTAATTTGATTTGAAGCTTCTGTTATATTTTTTTGAATTGTTGCCTGATATTCAACATTAGATGCATTAAACTCATTAAGTTCATTTTGTATATCAAGTTGAAATTGTTGTAATTCGCTTGATATTTGATTTTTCCATATTTCTAAATCAACTTGTGCGTTCTGCAAAAATTCCTGAACAGCAGAATTTATCTCAGCAGCATAAGCTTGGATCTCAGAACTATACTTACCAAGTTCAGATGAATATTCTTGATATTCTTTATCTTTATTAATAGTAGCCTGTTGAATATTAACCTGCGTTTCACCTTGATATATGGCCAATTCATTATTAAATTCATTTAATTCATTTTGAACGTCCGACAAATAAGCTTCAATATTAGAATTCATTTGTGCTATTTTAGCCTGTGCAAGCTCAACATCTTCATTAGTATCAAGATGCGTATCAATATCACTCATTATTGTAGTAAAAACCTCTGGAGGTGTTGGCTTTGTATATGTTGGTGATGTGCCATCTACTATACTTATAGCAGAAAAAGATGGAGCCGATGGAGCCGATGGTACACTTATACCACTCAAGTCAAGATCGGTAATTGTTGGAGCAGATGTTAATGATATTGTTGGCTTTGTATATACAGGAGCAGAACCAAAATCGCTAATAGTTCCATCATCAACTGAGATAGATGGAGCAACAGGTGGTGTAGCCGAAATAGTTAAAGAACTAATTGATAAATCTGGCTCTTCGTACCAAACTGGCAATAATAACGGATCTGGACTTGTAAACGTTGGAGTGCTTCCTATTCCACTAAAATCAACATCAGCATCATCTGGCGGTACAGGTAATACAAGTAATGGAATACTTGTATATGTAGGTAATGACTCAGATACAGTTTCAAAACTATCAATTACTGGAGGAACTGGCATACTTGGATCATTTGGAGCATTCTTATCGTTTATCTGGGAGGCTATATTGTTATATGAAGCATACAAAACAACAAGATACTCAAGCTCATCTGGGAAATTATCAATAGTAGAATCAGATGCAGATACAGTATATGGCCCAACATAACTTATATATGCCGATTCTGAAACGGTTGGATCTGGTAAAACATAAATTATATTATTCAACACATAATGCAACGGATAGCTATCTGTTGCTCTAAATAAACTCGATGACCTTTCAGCTCTATGTCTTGCATTAGAATTTATTAATCTTGATTCATATCCATTTCTTGAAACATCAGTTAGTTCAATAAATCCATCTGCATCAATACCATTTGCATCCTTAAGATATGTACCTTGAGAAAATCTTGGTAATATAGAACGATTTATAATAGCCATTCTACGTATAATATCAATAGTCGCATCAGACAGCCAAGTACCTAACTCTGTTAAATTAGCCGATCCAGAATATGCAGTTACTCTTTCATTAAACGTTGCCATTAGATACTTCACCTGTAAGTTTATTTATATGCTTATTCAATCTTTCTATTTTCTTATAAAGCTCGTTTGCAGCAATAAAATCTTTTTTTACAAGCCTTCCATGTTTTGCTCTTAATTTTCTCTTTCTATCAATAAGCAAAATTATTTGTTTTTGTTTATCTATACTATTAACCAATTTTTTCCAACATCTAAAAAATTATATAATAATTTAGCATCATTATCATAAGGTTCCTTGCCAATATTCTTCGCCTCTTTTTCTATATGTCTAATTATATCTTTTTCGTTTTCCCATGATATTGATGTTGGTGTACGAGCATTACTTATTGTTTTTCTTCCCATTAATCCCATCTCATGAATAGATGCTGGACTTCCATCAAATTGTCTTAATCTTAATCCAACAAAAGAATCTTTATATAGTTCTTTAAGTTGAGATCTGGTATAATCTTTACAGCTATCAATAAGTACTACATCATATTTAACTAACTTAGATATTTTTTCAACAAGAGATCTTCCATAAATTTCATTCGGAGCATAGCTATATATTTTATTACCAAGCTTACATGGTTTCCAGTAGTCTATATCTGTATTGGGAAGCATTAATAAATGAGAATCTATGTTATGAAGTCTCAGACTATCAAAAATATAACTCGATATTGATATATGTCTTATATTTTCATCACAACCTAAAAACTCTACTATTTTATCTCTCGTAGCATCTATGCCCATCCAAACAAGTACAACAGGAGCATAATGTTCTTTTATATTAATTGCTTCTTCAAGTGTATAACACCCAATAAAAACAGTTGGTTCATCTTTATCTATTGCATCAACAGCTTTAAGGTTATACATTTTTTCATATGCTTTTGTAAAATGCTTAACCCCAACAGAAACATACATATTTTTTATTTGCATAATACCTCCTTATACAAACTCATAAGTCTTGGAATATACGTTTCCATCGAATATTTCTCTCTTACATTCATAACATTAACACGTTTATCAGAATGTTCATTCCATCTATCAAGTAATTCTTCTGGAGTATCAACAACAATTCCTATGTCTGCATCTTCGATAAACTTTGCAGCTTCTTTCGCTCCTATACATACACTTGGAGTTCCAGCGGCCATTGCATCAAACATTTTATTTGGCCATGCAAAATCCCAAACACGTGCATTATTGCTTGCATGATAGTTTCCAACAAGATTCCATGTGTGGCACCCAACCGTATCTATCACACTTTGAGAATTAAAAGACCCAAGCTTACAACCAATAGATAAATAATGTTTTTCAACTGGACTTTCTGGGTCATATTTTACAGATGCAGAATATATCCATACTTGGTGATGTGGAATAATTTTTGTAAATAATTCGGTGTAATCTCTCCAATGATCAGACACATCTTCATTTGGTTGTACATGTCCACCTTGTGATACAAGCCCACCTCGAAATGAATGTTGTTTGTAAGTATACATTCTTAAAGGACAAGCAGATGGTATAATAGCTATAGGCTTATCTGGTATTCTCTTTTTTAACTCTTCATGACATGCTGGAGAAACAACAATAAATGAATCACATACAGAATTTGCCGCATCCTCTTCAAACCATCTTATTTCTTCTTTTGATTTCTTTTCATCTTCTTCACTTACACGCCAATAATAAGAATCATGCATGTCCATAATAATTTTAGCAGATGGATGTACATTTCTTATAATATTAGCCATATAAGATGGCTCGTTATGAACTTGAAAAATATCAATTCCACTCATTCGTTCTAATATAGACTTTAATTGATATGGATTTTCATAATAACTTATACTATCGAAAAGCCAATTATTATAAAGCCTTGATGTTATTAAATGGATTTTAACATTATTGTATAAATTTTTTAAAGCTATAGCTTCCTTCGAAACCCTTATACAATTTGCCTGTGTTACAAAAGCTATGTCCATTACTCCTCCTTTGAAAAACAGCAGGGGCTTCAATGCCCCTGCTGTTGTAAATTAAGTCATTGTGTACCAAACAAGTAATTTACCAGAACCAGCCGTAGAACTTGCATTTACTTTAACATCAATAGTATCATTTGACGCATAATAATGCCCACCAACTTCATCAGCAGCAGCTCCAGTTGCAACATTAGGAGCAATTGCCATATCTCCATCGGCTAATGTAGTCAAACCATCAATAAATCTATCAGTACTAACACCATCACCAACATCAATATCGGCAGTAGCTATAGCACCAACAGCAAGTAATGCAACTTTATAAACGTAAGCACCAGCAGGTACCTCAATCGCTTGAGTTGTTCCAGTAGATGCAACGCTAAACTCAGCACTGATAACAGGAGACTTATTAAAAGCCTTATACTTGTCAGCATCGAATTGTAGTCGCTCTACGCCTACTGGATATTCTCTATTGCTTCCAGACATAAGTTAGCCTCCTTATGTTGATCTTAACCAGAGAGCATGAGCTTCTGGCACGTTAAATTGCATACCACCTTCGGTAATAATAAGGTCAACACGAGCGTCAACACCGGGTGTTTGAACACCAACTTTAATGTGAGTATCACGGTTGATTCCATTGCCAACAAGTGGTCGCCACTTGATATAATTCATATTTACACCCATCATTTGAATAGGTGAATTATCAAGGGCAATCTCACGAGCAACAAACATATCACCATAAAGTGTACTAATTTTAGAAATATCAATACCAAACATTTTCTTTTTCTGATCAAGTTGCATTGTATAATGAGCAGCATAAGGGCTTGATCCAGAATCACCAAGCTTAAGGTTGCTAAACGCATATCCAGCAATTTTATTTAACCAGTGATAAACCTCAGTATTGACAAAAAATACCATACTATTTGTATTTGCATATCGTGGATCTGACAACACAGCCATATCTTCCATAAAATCATCAACAGTTTTAGTTGATGTATTTAATGTAAATACGTTTGCAGCAGATAACAAGTAATCAATTACACCTTGAGTATAACGATATCCATCATCATCAGTATGTAATGCACCAAATAAACAGTCATAATTAATATCCCATTTATGTTCAACAAGTTTCATTGCCCATAAACGTGCCCATTCATTAGGTTTAATTTTTGTCACAGTTGCACGAGCAGTCTCACTCATTTGCAACGTTGTCTTCCATATTTGAGTTTGTCCATAAGTTGTAGAATATGGATCATCTTTCCAAGTATCTGGATAACCAGAAGCTTCAAGAAATGAAGTACCAACAACATATGTACGCATATGTTCAAGAGGTGCTATAGTTCCATCTGCACTATGACCATTTGCATAGTTATAAGTACTTGATATTGGAGTAGTAGCATCTGTAAATGAACATAAATATTTATTTGTTGACGTATTCAAAGCACGAACAACTTTAACTGTGGCATATACAGCAGTACCACTTGCCTGTACTTCCATTACACGTACAACAAAATAATCATCAAGAGTAACGCCAGTAGCAGAACTCTTTGTATTAATTTTTAATAGTTGGTTTTGCAGTAAGAAAATAGGTGTTGTACCAGAATCTCCAACTGAAATAGCATTTGTACTTTGCCCAAAAACATTTTGAATATTTCCAGCGGACTTATAATCTGTTTGCAATTTAATAGCGAATGTACTATTCAATGTTTGAGGTGTCAAAGTTGAAACATCAGCACTATTTTCTGTATATCCAGTAGTTGGTACAGAACCAGCTGACCACGCTTTCCAACCAGTTACATAAGCATAGCGTTTATGCCATGATGGTCTTGCCTCAGTATATTTATATTGTGGATCATCAGTAGGAAGCTTGCTGAATTTTGTCATCAAGCGGAAAAAAGGTGTTTGGTCTACCGATAACTCAGCAACATTTTGAGAACCAAAATTATACTGTCGTCTAAGATCACCAGTGTTTAACGCTGAACCTGCCCCTGTGTCGGTCTGATTTAAATCAGTAAGAATAATAGGGGTTTCATAAGTTCCAGCCATTTCTTAGCCCTTTCTATTTAGCGGATTCAAAAACTTTAGAAAAATCATTAGCTTTATCAAGATTTAAAATGGCATTGAACAATTTTTGATCTGATGTTATTGAACTATTAGAACTATTTGTACCGCTTAAACTATTTGGAATATCAGCAGCTATTTTACGTTGCCGTCTCGATTCATCACCAGAAATTTTATTCTGTACATTAACATTAGCCTTATTCGTTTTAGTTTTAGTACCATTTTCAAGTTCCATAAGTTTCAATACTTTGTCCCAAGTAAGTTTTAAATTTTCAGCGTATGAAGCAATTTCATTAAATTGATCGTTAGATATATTATTTTCGGTTTTAAACCTTTCAATATCAAGATAATCTTTTACTGTTTTTAAAACAGCATTCTCTGATTCATTTGCTCTTTTACTTGCAACAATATCAATAAGTGCTCTAAATACCTTACCCGAAGCAGATTTTTCATTAGCCACCGCTTCTTCGGCATCAAACTCGAATTCTTCTCCAAGACCTAAATTATTAAGAATATCATCATAACTAACAGCCTTAGATTTATCACTTTCAGAATAATTTTTGACCATCTCTGCGAATTGTTTGTCAGTGTTCATTGCGTCTATGAAAGGTAAATATCTTTCATATTGTTGTAATCTGTCCATTAGGACTTGATTTTGACGAGTTGAATCACCATATCTTTTTTTGTAATCGTGTCCATCACCGAGGTCATTTTTATTTGTGCTTTGCTCTATTTCAGGGCCATTATTTTGGGTTGCCTGATTATCTTCCTGCAACGCACCTTGCACATCATTTGTAACACTTCTGTCAAGTTGATTAAAAAAATCAACCATATTATCAATGCTACCATTTTCTACATTATTAGACTCATTAACGGCAGCATTAGTGTTGTTGCTTCCGTTAGAAGAGTTAGCGTCTGCTAAGTTATCTTCTTCCAAGAAGTGTGTCATAATTCAATCTCCTATAATATACGAATTTTTTTTATTAAAGTCAAGTATTTTTATTAGCACGAGAATCTTTTTTAGATGCTTGTATTTCTTGCTTTAATTTTAATATTTCAGCATTAGCTTTTATTAATGCTTCTTCAATTCTTTCTGTAGCTTCTATATCAGATTTTGATTCCTCCTTTTGAGTTTGGATTTCTGTGTTTGCAACAAGAATTTTATTCTTTATTTCTGTTTGTACAATTTGTCTTTGAAGAGTTTCTATTGTACCATTTAAATCTTTAATATTATTTTCAAGCCCATCAATTGTTGAATGTGCTTTAGCAAGTGCAGATTTTCGTTCTATAATTTTATCTTTATTTGCTATCTCTGCATGAGTTAAAAATTCTATATCATCAATTATTCCAGATTCATACCAATTATAATATTCTTTTAATAAAGCCCACTTATTTACTGGCATTGTAGCTCCGCCAACAATTTTTATATCAAATCTTGTAGATTGATAATCGTTATATCTCTCTACAACATTTCCATAATCATCATACAGCGGAACATTAATTTCAAAAGATTCCACTTGTTCTGGCTGAACAATTCTAAATACTTTGTGTGTCGTATATAATGCCTGTGCAAGTTTCATATGTACACGTCCAATTTGCTCAAGAGCCGGCTCAACTGTAGAAATCATCCAATCTCTTACACGGCGAGTACTATATTCTTCATTTGCAAGCATGCCTTTATATGTATCATGCTGTGTTGTTATATCTCCCTGCATTGAAGAATAAATACCAGCAATATATTCCATTTCACGTTCACCATACTGAACAATATTAAAAAATGCATTATTTAATGGAGCTGGTAAGATTTCTTTTGGTTCTTCAAATCCCTTCCTATATGGAAGTAATGCACCGGGAGCAGAAGAATATTTTTCCCAATAGTCTTCATCAATTGCTCCCTGTTCATATTTATATCTTAAGCTTGAACCAAGACTTGCATTATGAATTAATATTTGATGTGATTTATTAATTTCTCTTTGTTTTCCCTTTAAAAATGTTACATCGCTAAGAGGAAATGGAGTCCCAGTATGCTTAAAACAAATTGGAACTATTGGATATTCAGATAATGTTGGAAATTCTTTTTCATATAAATATGTATCAGCACCAATAGAAACACATACATTTATTCTATTTTCATAATATGGAATAGCGTCAACAACAATTTCCATAAAATCTTTAACTTTTTGTAATTTCTTCCATTCTTTTTCGGTTACAGATTTTTCTTCTATAATAGTAATTCTATTTATTTCATCAGACATCATCATTTGATATTGTCTTTCAAGATTTTCTTGGCTTTCTTTTTTAAACTTTTCAAGTTCAAATTCAGCCCTTTCAATAATCATGTCTCCATCAGAAATAAGTTTTTTAAATTCTGCTTCCATCTCTTTATAGCGAACTTCATTTTCCAATTGTATTTCTTGAATACGAATATCTACACCAGACTTAATCCCATTTATTTGTTCTTGAGTTGGATCTTGTCTTGTATAAACACTAATAAATTTAGTTGGAGATTTCGTATATGTTTCATAATAATCTATTATTTCATCTTGAGATCCATCAGATAAAAATGTTTCCATAATATCTTCACGATAAATTATTTCGCTGCTTTCTATGTCTCTCATAGAATGATAATCAATACTTGAATTACCAGATGCTTTTTTTATTTTATCCTCAAATTGTGGCAATTTCTCTATTAATTTAGACTTCGATAAATTCTTTTTTATCTGAATCCAAGCAGCATCTCTAAATAAAAAATCAGTTGATGCTGGATCAATATATACATCAAGAGGATAAATTCTTCTAAATATTACTTCACCCTTCCCCCTATCCAACGAACTATCAATGTCAACATGAAAAAAGCCAACACCCTCAACAAGAGAATCTTGAATAACCTGAGAATACAAACTTTTCCCTTGAGATAGTTCCCAAGAATAATCTGCTATTTTATTATGAATTTTACATATATCAGTATCGTCTTCTGTTCTCCCTATCGCTTCCCATCTTGGATTATTAGCCGTAGCAAAATATCTTTTAAGCTCAACAATTGGTGTTAATCTGTTAACAATAAATGTTGGCATTCCAGCAGATTCAAGTGCTTTTATCTCTTCAATATCTAATTGATCATTATTAAAAAAATCACGATTACTTTTAGCATTTATAGCCCATTTAAATCTATTTCCTGTATTTGCTTTTTTGAATAATGCTGCATTATTTTCAGCCTTACGTCTCAATGCTTCACTCATTTTGTGTTCCTTTAATATTATAAATAAAAACTTCTATAGAATATGGACTTTCATTTGAATACTTATCATATGCCGTTACTACAAAAAACCAATTTAAATCATATGATAATCCATAAAATGTATATTCAGTTTTTTTACAAATTATAACATTATCATAGACACCACTGCTATTACCATAATATATTTTGTACCCACTTAAATCTTCTTCGGTATTTGCATCCCAAGATACTTTTATACCAGATTCTCCAAAATTAACATCCCATTCCATACCACAAGTATCAGCTGTAATCCATTCATTTGTACTATATTCAAATCCCATTAATGTAACAAATGGTGCAACACTATTAGTTTCTATTGTATCAATAAAACATTCATTACATTTTAATGTATCCATCTTAAAAAACAAAACATCGTCTGTATCGTATGTTCTCCACATTCTAAAATCAGAACCATTTGAATATTTAGCATTTGTAAATCTTATATAAAAATTAGTTATATATGTATTTAAATTATTTTTTAATTTTACTTGATATTTATAATTACTTATTGGATCTATTGATATACAAGAATTACCAGAAATACCAGTTTTCGCTATAATATTAACTGGAGCAGAGACATGCAAAGTATCAATAATAATTATATTTTCATATGTTATATTTTTAGGAATTTCAATTTTCGCTGCGAGGCTGTCGTTAATAAATATATTAACTCCAAATGAAGTGGAATCATCAAAATTGTAAATATCTAATTTTGGTGTAATGCCGTCTACTCCATCTTTTCCACTTTCCCCTTGAATCCCCTGATCACCAGTTTCTCCTTTTTCTCCCTGAATTCCCTGAGGCCCTTCGATACAGCTACAAAATAATAATACAAACAAACAAAGTATTTTTAAGCAATTACCCATGATTTAACCTTTGGTCTATATTTATGATATTCACCATCTTTTTCATTTTTTGTCATATTTGGAGGAAATGCATTTTTTGCACAAAACGCAAGTGTTTCAATTGTATCGTCATGCCCCATCCTTGGCCCAAACATAATGATTTCGTCAATTAAGTCTACATGTCCTTTTCTAAGGAATATAGTTCTAAGAGAAAATCTTCCATTTAAAATACTATAAATTTTATTGCGTTTTTCACGGCCACCCGGTTTCTCTGATATAATAGAAATATCAAATCTATTTCTCAAGATACGCTGATCATCAAGTGATTGCATTACACTACGTGTCATAGCAACGTCTTCAACAGTTCCAGATTCACAATGATATTTATCATACATTTCAAATATATAATCAACAACGCCTTTATTAAATAATGTACCATCTGGATTTCTTCTTCCACTTGTTGGAATTGATCTATGTCTTTCATAGTCAAGTACATATAAATTATTTAATGAATCAACCGCACAAACCATTATAACACTAAAATCTGATTCTTTCGTGTCAATATCAGTAGCAGGATCACAACCAAGAAATATATTTACTGGAAATTTTTCACCATTCCATATTAAATAATTTATACCAGTATTTTCATCGTAATTATATATAGCTTCATGATATTGAATCATATCACGTGTAAATAACGCATCTTCTTCACTTTGAACTTCCATTTGATATTCTTGGAAGAACTTTGCTGGTTGTCCAGAATCTCTATAAAATCTTTTCTTTTCTTCAATTATTTCAGGAGTGAAAAATGATGGCCATAATAAAGATCCATCTTGCTGAATACATTTTCTTGTATATACAGTCCATTCAAATGGTTCTTCTTTTTCACATGCACGTTTATAGTTTATTAACATATTATTAATAAAACTATCAAAATGAACAGGTGTACCATTAACTCTTAATCTTCCAGTATGCGGTTCAAGTGCAGGATAAACAACAGCCGTAATTAATGAAGAATTTTTATCACGTGCCTCCTTTGTAATTGTATTCGCTTCGTGCTCAAAATCATCCAAACAAAGGAGATCATATCTTCTATGAAGTTTAGCCCCACCACGTATACCAGAAATATTTGATCTGCTTACAAGCTTATTGGGTTCACAATCATAACCAAGCGGATTTTTAAATGAACGTGTTTCAATATCCTCTCCAGTCCATTTATCTTTACTTCTTATATCCCCGAAATAATATAATATTTTTTCATTATATTGTATATGATATTTAATATAATCAACAAGACCAAGTGCAAGTTTTTGCGTTGCAGAAACAAACCCATAAAAATGATAATCCTCATCAAATAGAAAATCTTTTATGACACTTGCTTTTGTTAAAATACTTTTACCGTGTCCTCTTGGAATAAATATACCAAGCTTTCTAACATTCTTATCATCAATTAAATCAGAAATCTCATAATGAAACGCAGGAGTTTCGGATCTCATGTAATCATCGGGCAAAAATAATTTACCAAACGCTATTAAATCATTTTTGGCTAACAATAAAGCTTCTTCTGCCTTTGATATGTTTTGAGAATTTATATTAAACATTAACGCCTTTTGGCTCTTTTCCCTTTATCATGTATTCTTTTTTCAATTCTTGAAAGCGTACCATAAATATATGCATCAAGTCTTTTACCTTTAAGCCCCTTATTCCTGCCCTGTTTCTCCAATTTCTTGTGTAGAACTTCTGGCATTTTCAGTCTCTCCATCATTGCTAATAATTTCAAAATCTGCATCTTTTGGCCTTTGTGCTAATGTTAAATCACCGCCAGAAAAACCATGAAATGCACCAAGCAATTGTCCTGTTTCTTTTTTTACGTCTCCTTTTGTACCAATAATTTCACCAATATTATTAACAGCTTCTAATTTAACCTTATCACTTATAGAGGTTTCTGCAATTGATTTTAAATTATTCAAAACCCATTCATGGTTTAGCCCAAGAGACTTCGCAACATCTTTAGCACTTTCACTCAAAGCCTTAAGTATCCTTTCTTGTTTTAATAGAAACACAACTTTATCTTTTGTGTTTCTAATATCTTTTGGTTTATATACTTGATTATAAGCATCCTCAAAATTATTTCCAATTATAGACAATGCAATCCATTTTGCTTCCGCTCTGCTTAATCCTTTTCTATTCAATTTTGCATCATGTGAATTTTCATAATTAATTGAGAACATGTATCTGTTTTTATGTTTATTTAAGTCCGTATCCATTTCTTTTGAATACGTACAATTGAATGTTCCTACTGCTGTTCCAACATAATAAGATTCATCGTATACTTTTTTCATGTGACCCTTACGCAATATTTGACATATACGATTATCATCTGAAATTACCCAATCATATCTATCTGCTATTCTCCAATTATCTTTTATTTCTGGTAATTTTTTCCCGAGATATCTATAATGTTCCTTCATTTCATCAAGAGAATCATATATGTAATGACGTATATTTTTTATATCAACATAGTCCATTATCTTAAAACCTTATTTTTAATTTTTTTATACTTATATCTATTCTCTTGTAATTTAGGACATCCAATCATATCTTTTATTTTATTTGTATGTAATCCATTTTTATCCATACCTTTTAAATTGCTACCGCAATATAATAATTTTATATCAACATTTTCTTCATAACTATGGTCACCATTCTTTGTTGCACAATGTGCACATTTATTTTTATTGTTAAGCGGACACGCTATAAACATATATCCTCCTTTGGTTACAGTACAATATACAAAATTTTTAATTAAATGTCAATAGAAAATATTAACATGCTGAAAAAAATCGGCCCAATTACGCTAACGGCGGGAAAAGCTGGTTAATAAAAAACAAACAACTCAAAAAAAATACTTGACTTTTTAAAAAATATTTTGTATTTTATAAAGTTTAAACGTTTATAAAAGATTATAAACTATTTAAACTTTTAAAAGATTATAAACGTATGTATTATAATATACTTTATAAACTATTTAAACTTTTAAAAGATTATAAACGTATGCAAAAAAATAAAAAAATGCTTGACTTTTACATTTTTTTTTCGTATATTATAAGTGTTGATAAAATTGGAGATTTTATGAAAACCCTTGAAGTAAAAACATTTTTAGCTAAAGGACTTCCAGAAAAAAAAGAAGTATATCAAGTTCCAAATGAAGTATATTCTTATGTAACAAATTTAATAAGACAAGTTACTGCTTTAAA